AAGGTCGAGAGCAAGGACGAGATGAAGCGCAGAGGACAGAGAAGTCCAGACGTAGCAGATGCTTTTGTCTTGAGTTTTGCTGAAAACGGTGCCATTGCTGGCGGCTACTCAAGAGGTTATAGTAGCAAGCGCAGCTTGAAGCCAAACACAGGATGGGTGGTATGACTGACAACATCGTGAAGTTCCCGAGCAAAGAGCTAGACATTGAGCTAGAGCTTGATGAGACTGAAGAAGAGTATATGGAGATGGTCGAGGCCATCAACACGATGTTAGAGATGCACATTGCGGGTTTGCTTGTTACATCGGAAGCAAAATGGCAGCACGTTATGGATGCTTGTATGAGTATGGCTGTTAGTGCTGGTCTTCGCGCTGGTATATCCGCAGAAGAAATACAGGATATGATGAGGACATCAAAAGTTCACGAGGTTGAGTACGATGCCTAAAGACCCCCGACTAGAAAGAATTGGCGTATCCGGCTATAATAAGCCCAAGCGCACACCCAACCACCCGACTAAAAGCCACGTTGTTGTGGCCAAATGTGAGGATGGCAGTGTAAAAACTATTCGTTTTGGGCAGCAAGGAGTTTCTGGTGCTGGTAAAAGCCCAAGTACAGCATCAGAAAAAGCGCGGCGTAAATCATTCAAGGCAAGACACGCCAAGAATATTGCAAAGGGCAGATGTTCAGCAGCATATTGGGCAAATAAGGTGAAATGGTAATGGGTAAAATGAAGAAAACATCAAACACAAAAACTGGTAAGTATTGTGGCGGCAAGTAAGCCCAAAGACCCTGCGCTTTGGTCACGAGCCAAAGCAGCGGCGAAGCGTAAGTACAAGGTTTATCCTTCTGCTTACGCTAACGCCTACGCTGCTAAGTGGTACAAGGAGAAGGGTGGCAAGTGGGGCGGCTCAGACAATCGTGTGGGGAAAGCGTAATGCCAGCACAAGCCGGACTAGGTAAATGGTTCAAAGACAAGTGGGTTGACGTAAACACAGGAAAGCCGTGTGGACGCCAGAAAGGCGAGAAACGTGCTTACCCTGCTTGTAGGCCAGCAAAGGTTGCAGGCCGTATTAGCAAGCAAGAGGCCAAGAAGAAGACAGGCCCGAAACGTGTAAACTGGTCGGTGACGGCTAGTGGCAAGAAAAGGAATTAGTATGAGTATCTGTGATAAATGTCCGTATCCTAGCCGGTGTAAAGCACAGGCACGTTGTATAGCCTATAAAAAGGATGCAAAGCCTGTTATTATGCAGGAACCAGAGTCTGTGCCGGTTATGACAAGCACAGGAATTGGTATGACAGGAATCCTTAAAAAGACATCCAAAAAGAAAGCGGCAAAGAAATGAACTACGGCAAGACACCTAAAGGCACACCCATTCCAATGCCAAAGCCTAAGATTGGTGACAGGCGCGAAGCTGCATCAAAGTCTCCATATACCGTTAAAAACGGTAAGATGGTAATGACAGGAAACTACGCAAGCGATAAGTAATGTTTACCAGAGTTATGAGAAGGCCGCCTGTGCAACGCCCCAGGCCAGTAGAACTAAGTAAGGAAGCTCAAGCAATAGCTAAGGCTTCCGTTTCTGCATCTGCGAAAGTAGAAGCGTTGCCAAGTTTTGAGACTTGCAAGGGCTGCGTAGCAAAGAAGATGTGCAAAAGCTCTGGCTGCTGTATGTATGGGCAAACCAAGCCGAAGGAAAAATCAAATGCCAAAAATGGATGAGTATCAGCTTAACAGCATTGTTTCTTCGGAAGTAACAGATGCCCTTAATCATTTCGACAGTGAATTTTCTCAAGACCGCATTCGTGCAATGGATTTTTACCTTGGTGAGCCATTTGGCAACGAGGTTCAAGGCCGGTCATCAGTTGTTAGCACAGAGGTAGCAGATACGGTCGAGGCTATTATGCCAAACCTGATGCGTGTGTTTACGGCAAACGACAAGTATGTGCGCTTTAGCCCTCGCACAGCAGAAGATGTAGAACGTGCTGAACAGGTTAGTGACTATGTAAACTACATTATCAACCACGATAATGAAGGCTACAAAATCCTGTATAACTGGTTTAAAGATGCCTTGTTGTTCCGTCTTGGCGTTGTAAAGTATTTCTATGAGGAAGAAGAGAATGTCACTGAAGAAGAATATAATGGACTTGATGAGAATGAACTGGCTGCGCTCTTGTCTAACCCAGACATTGATGTGGTTGAGCAGCAAGAAACCGTTGTTAATTCGTATATGGAAGAAGATGGAACGGTGGTTCCTCTTGAAAGTAATTATGACTTGTCAGTCCGTGTTACAGAGCGCAAGGGCAAGATTAAAGTCATAAACGTACCGCCAGAGGAGTTTCTGGTAAATCGCCGCGCTACTAGCCTGGAAGAAGCGTATTTTGTAGCACACCGCACAACAATGACAGTTTCTGACCTCGTAGCAATGGGCTATGACAGAGATGAGGTTGAGGCACACGCTGGTACAGCAGACCTAGATGTAGACCAAGAGCGTACCAATCGCTTTCAAGACCTAGAAGCAAATACAGGCACCGATGCAGCAGACCCCACATTGCGTGAGGTCGTGTACTACGAGTGCATTATGAACGTAGACTTTGACGGTGACGGCATTGCAGAACGCCGCCGTATCTGTGCAATTGGTGACGGTGCAGCACACATCCTGCATAACGAGCCGTTTGACCACGTTCCATTTGCCGTTGTTAGCCCAATCCTTATGCCGCATCGTATGATTGGCCGCAGCATTTATGATATGACTGAGGACTTGCAGGTCATCAAGTCTACTCTGATGCGCCAGTATCTGGACAGCGTATATACAAGCACACTGCCACGAATGGTTGCTGTTGAGGGTCAGGTGAATCTGGATGATTTGCTTGAGGGTACTGCTGGCGGTATTATTCGCGCTCGTCAGCCTGGTATGGTGCAAGCCATTCAAGGCACCGCTGTAGGCGGTGAAATCCGGCCTTTGATGGATTATCTGGACAACGTCAAAGAACAGCGTACAGGCATGAGCAAGGCGTCACAGGGTTTGGATGCAAATGCACTACAGTCTACAACAGCTAGTGCTATTAGCGCGACTGTCAGAGGCGCACAGGTCAAGCTAGAGAGCTATGCTCGTACAATGGCTGAGACAGGCGTCAAGGATTTGTTCCGTGGTATTCTGCATCTGGTTACCAAGTACGATAACAAACCGCGTATTGTGCGTCTGCGTAACAACTTTGTGCCGATTGACCCGCGTGAATGGACTAGCGAGTTTGACGTTGTTGTGCAGGTTGGGCTTGGAACGGCTGATGATGAGCAGAAGATTGCGTTCCTGACGCAGATTGCTACAAAGCAAGAGCAAATCTTGCAGCAGTTAGGGCCAAACAATCCTGTTGTTACAATGTCTCAGTACGTTAATACACTTCGCAGCATTGCTGAGATTGGCGGCTTTAAGGATGCAGACCAGTTCTTTAATGCACCACAGCAGATAGCGATGATGCAGCAACAGCAGGCACAACAGCCTCCACAGATGTCTCCAGAGCAAATGCAGATGCAACAGCTTATGCAGCTTGAGCAGCAAAAAGCACAGGCACAGCAGGCTCTTGAGCAGCAAAAGGCTGAGGCGAATATCGCTTTGCAACGTGAGAAGATGGAACAGCAGCTTATGCTAGACCGCGAAAAGATGCAGATGGAAATGGAGCTACGCCGTCAAGAGTTACAAGCAGAGGCAGAGCTTCGCGTGGCTAAGGCTGTAACAGATTCACAGATTTCTACTAACTTGCCGAGGGTGTAAATGGGTTCACTAGCACCACGGATATTTAGTGATGCTATGTATTTAGCTAGTCATTTCAAGTATTATGACAACTGGCGTATGGTTGCTTTTAAAAAGTTTTTGCTGTTACCAATTATTAAAGAACAGTATTTTTTGTTTAAAAACAATGATATGCCGGTTATGTTTTTGTCATACGCTTTTGTAAATGACAGTGCCATTAAGGAGCTTACTAGCGGAGAACGCTCTATTAAGACTGATGAATGGAACAGTGGAGACAACTTGTTTATACCAGATATTATTTCTCCATTTGGTTTAAAGGCTAGTTGGATTAAAAGAATAAGAGATGAGCTTGGTAGAAAATACGGCGACAACATAAAAGGACAATGGCGTAGGTCATTGAAAGGAAGGTCTGGTTATGCGTTCACGCGATTTAATTGATGGTTTTGACTACGGCGAGTATATGCAACGCCAGATGTTCTGCTTTGGCTCTGACGATGACGGCGGCGGCGCAGGTGGAGGCCAGCCTGACCGCTCTAATCCAAATGAAATGAGAGCGCGAGAACAAAGTTTTGTGGACGATGTTTATGGCGGTGACTCTGATAACTTTATTAGTGATGTTGCTGCTGGGGTTTACTCAGGTTTAGCGGCAGAAGAGCAAGCTGCTGCCGAAGCGCAGGCGATGGCGGGATTAGGTAATGTAGCTAGTGATAGGGGTGTAGATGCGGCGGCTGTCAATGCTGCTCTTAACAATATTGCTGCTGCTGTAACGCAGGAGCCTAAATCAACAGGCGGCATAACCGCTGCTCAAGTCGCAGCAATAAACGCTGCTCAAAAGGGCTTGGGTATAAGCCCCTATTCAGCACCTGAGAATGTCGGCTATGACCCTGTGACTGGTATGCCAATTGGAGGTGGTAACCTAGCAGGGTTAACAAGAGAGCAATACGGTGCAATGCCTGGTTATATGCAAAACATATATGACAAGACTGGAGCATATAATTTTGAGGTTAGCCCAAAAGGTCAAGTGACAGGTTTTTATGGGCCACCAGGAGGCTCGCCTTTTCCTAGCCTTAACCTATTTGGTAAGGGGATTGTAGGTCTTACTGATATGTTACTTGGCCCACCTATGACTGAAGAGGATTTAGCTCTGCGCTCAGTCTACACAGGTTTTGGTGAGGGTAGTCAGCCAGACGGTGGTCGTGACAATGGCCCAAGTCCAGAGATAAAGCCAGTTAGCCCTGTCACTGGCCAATGTGATGAAGGATATATGTTCGATGAGGACTTGCAGGCTTGCCGATTAGATACAAGAGGCGATGCGGGGCTTTTACCAATAGCACCACCAACACCGCCTGCCGCCCCTGGTACATATGCACGTTTAGGCTTGCTTGATGTAGCCCCAACTGGCATGTCTGACTTTGCTACAAGGTACGGACTAGGGCCGCAGGACTTTGGCGCGGCTAACTTGGCATACCGCCGAGGTGCTGGTACACAGTTTGACATATATAAAGACCCATATCAGAAAGAAGGGTTTACACTTTTAAGTTAGGTAGTTTAATGTTTCAGAACATAAGAAATCCTATACAGTTAAGCCCTTTATTTAACAATTTAGGGAATATGTCCTACAATGAAAGTGGGGGCTACAGTAGCTTGGGCGGTTTTTCTTCACCAATGGGATTTTTGCCTAGCAATCAATCTAGCTACCCTAAAATCTCACCTTACTACAATCTTCTTGATTATAGTTTACCTAAAAACAACTTGAATCAAGTTTCCATGACTGGTCAGCCAATATCGGAAAATAAAAAAACCTTTGAAGGAGCGCAGAGTCCGTCTCAATATTATGACTTATCTCCTGAGCCTTTACCTGGGCCTAATATAAACACTAGTGATATGTATGGTGGTGGTTTTGGTATAGATGGTTACACGTCTCCTACTTCACCAAAATTAGCCGCCGACCCTAGTGGCTTTACTGATTATTTTAAGCTGCCAAACGGAACAAGATGGGCATATGATAGACGCACTCGCGTAGCCATACCTCCTGGTGCAGTTGGTGTTTCTCTTGAGGAGTATATGGGATTGCCTCAAAATCCTACTAGCTATACATCTCTTTCATCTGCTAATCCTGATTTTGTTGGTTTACAAAATTTGAATCGTCCTGTTTTTGACAATCAGATTACTCCTATAAACCCAAACAAAAATCCAGTTTCTGATTACACGCCCTTACGTTCTGTTAAAGATTTTTCAGGTGGTTTCACTGGATTATTAATGTAATTTTGAAAGAAGAGTATGAAAGAAGGAAAAGCTAGACAAGATATGGCTAGGGCTGACAAAGCTGAAGCTGTACTTAGGAACGAAATATTCATCGAGAGCTTTGAGTATTTAGAGGATGAATTTACGAAAGCGTGGAAGCAAAGCGCATTGAAAGACACGGACGCACGAGAGCGTCTGTATATGCTTTGCCAGAACCTAGAGGCACTAAAAGGCTACATACACAAAGTAGTCGAGGATGGGAAAATGGCAAAGGCAACTCTACAAGAGTTGCATAATCGTCAACAATTTGAGAAAAGGAAGTAATTATGTCCGACAATCCGCAAGGAACCGGCAATTTTTCAGTAAATGATGCAATTAGCCTTCTAACGACCCCCGAGCCGGACAAGGTTGAAGAAGAGCGACAGGAAGCGGAAGCTTCCGAGCCGATGGAGACAGAGGCCGAAATCACGGAAGAGGATACTCAGCCAGAGGCTGAATCCTACGAAGATGACGAGGATGATGTTGATGATGTCGATGAGTCTGATGAAGACGATGACTACGAGGATGACGAAGAGGAACCTCAACAAGAACTCTACAAAGTCAGAGTAGACGGCGAAGAGTTAGAGGTCAGCCTGGACGAAGCCCTACAAGGTTATCAGAGGCAAAAGGCTTTTACCAAGCGTAGCCAAGAGGCTGCTGAAATGCGTAAAGCTGCTGAAAAAGAAGCAGCAGAAGCAAAGCAGGCTCGTGATTACTACGCACAGCAACTTGAGGTTGTGGCACAGCAGATTAGTCAGACAATTCCACAGGAACCTGACTGGGTCTCATTAGCAAAAGAGGTTACAGCGGAAGAGTACAACGCAATTAGAGCAGAGTACGACAGCCGTATGACTAACCTTGCAAAAGTGGAGCAGGAGCGACAGTATGTTGCTCAACAACAGGCCGCTGAACGCGAACAGGAGTTGAAGAAACACCTATCAGCACAACGGTCTGAAATGCTAGAACGCATCCCTCAGTGGAGGGATGAAGACCGCAGAAGCACGGAGCGTATTGATGTAATCAACTATGCTCGTAATGTGGGTTTTAGCGAATCAGAGGTAGCGAATGCGTCTGACGCAAGAGCTATTGAGATTCTTTACAAAGCGATGCAGTGGGACAATCTTCAGAAGAAGAAACCCAATGCTAAAAAACGCACAAAGCAAGCTCCTAAAATGGCTAAAGCTGGTCAGCCACGGTCTAAGAAACAAGCTGCTAGTCGTTCGCGGCAGCAAGCTATGGGAAGGCTCAATAAAGAGCGTTCAGTAGATGCCGCCGTATCATACTTGATGGGCAATAAAACTTAGAAGGAGTTTTCAAAATGGCCACATTCACAACCAGTCTCGCAGTAGGCGAGAAAGAACAACTAGCCGATGTGATTTATCGCATCGACCCCGATGAGACACCAATCTTTTCCGCGCTCAAGAAAGAGACCTCAAACGGTATCTTTACTGAGTGGCAGGTTCAAGAATTGGCTGCCGCATCAGCCACCAACTACGTCAATGAAGGCGCAGACGCCAGCATCGGCACACCAACAGCTACTACTCGTCTGGGCAACTACCACCAGATTTCAGTAGCAGCAGTCGCTGTATCAAAGACACTTGATGCAGTCGAAAAAGCTGGCCGTGACCGTGAACTGGCATACCAGAAGGTACTGAAATCATTGGAACTTCGCCGTGACATCGAAAAATCAATCGGTGACACAGACGTTGCTCGTTCTGGTTCAGACCCTCGTAAATCAGCATCACTGTCTTGCTGGATTACAAATGGTTCAGTCGGTGCAACAGCCGGTGCATTTGGCACAGGAGACGGCACAGACACCATTACAGACGGTGATGACCGCGCTCTGACACTTGCTCTCATCGAAGATGCGATGCAAGATGCTTGGACAGACGGTGGTAACCCGAAGATGATGGTTTGTTCAGCAACAAACCGTGCGAACTTCTCAAACCTGACAGCATCTTCAAACTTGGTAAACAACCAAGTGAACATGACTCAGGCGAAAGAAGTAACCTACGTTGGTTCAACATCAGTCTTCCTGACTGACTTTGGCACCATCGAGGTCGCTCCATCACGCTTCATGGGCAATGACCGTGCGTTCTTGATTGACCCAGACTTCGCTTCTCTTTGCACCATCAATGGTCGCAACTTTGTAGAGAACGAAATTGCGGCAACAGGTGACGCAGAGAAGTTCCAGATTGTGACTGAGTGGGCTTTGAAAGTACAAGCTCCAAAGGCACACGCTGGCATCTTCGACCTGTCAGGTTCCTAAGCAAAATAGAGGGGGCGGGTTTACCGCCCTCTCTTTCCATTAGGGGATATTATGAAAAGATTACTTACATCCGATAAAGCTGCTGGCAAGCAGACTTATATGCGTCAAGAATCTGATGGTTCTACTTTTATTGAGAACACGCAGAACTTTGACACGCTTATGAAGCTTAACAAACATATGTCTGATGACTGGCAAAAGGGTCAAATGATAGGAACCCAGAAGCATGTCCAGCATGTAGCAGAAATACCTAATGTAGTGTATCATCACCTACTGAAGACGCTGGGTAAGCCTAGCGAAAACCCGAAGGCTTGGAAGGCGTGGTTGAACAACAGCGAGAACCGAGACTTTAGAACAGGCGGCGGTAATATTTAATGGCTATAACATCTTACGCTGATTTGCAGACATCAATTGCCAATTTTTTGGCTCGCAGCGATTTAACAGCGCAGATTCCTGACTTTATTCAGCTTGCAGAGGCTCGTATTAATCGTGAGTTAGAAACTCGTGAGCAAGAAAAACGGTCGCAAGCCACCTTAACGGCTGGTGACGAGTATATTGCATTGCCTACAGATTTGCGTGAGGTTCGTGAAGTTAAGCTGCTTACAAGCCCTTTGACTGTACTGCAATACGCATCTCCAACTGGACTTGACACTCAGTATTCTAGCAATGGCAGCGGCAAGCCGTTGGGCTACAGTATTGTTGGCAAAGAGATGAAACTTAGGCCAGTGCCGGATTCTGCTTATACAGCAGAGATTTTATATATTGGCAGTGTGGATACATTATCTGCCGTTAGCACACCTACTTTGTTTCTTAGGTCTCCTGATGTTTATCTTTATGGTGCTTTAACTGAGGCGTACATATATCTTCTAGATGAGACAAGAGCAGCACAGTATGATGAAAAGTTTACTCGTGCTATAAACGAGGTGCGAATGGACGAAGAGCGTTCACATTACGGCACAGGGCCATTACAAACCAAGTCTGTCTATTTGCGGCAGAATACAGTAGCGGAGAAATAAACTATGTCTGCAATGAGTGATTACCTTGAGAATGAAATTCTCGACCACATTTTAGGAACTGGCTCATACACTATGCCATCGGCTGTGTATGTTGGTCTGTCTACAGGTTCTTTTGCTGACGATAACAGCGGCACAGAGCTTACCGGCAATGGTTATGCTCGTGTAGCAGCTACGTTTAACGCAGCGGCTTCTGGCACGGCTGACAACAGCGCAGCTATTGAGTTTTCAGCAGCAACAGCAAGCTGGGGTACAGTAAGCCACTTTGGGTTGTTTGACGCATCATCAAGCGGAAACCTGCTTATCCATGGTGCGTTTACCACTGCAAAGCTAATTGACACAGGTGACATCTTAAAGATTTCTGCTGGCGACCTAGACGTTACAGCAGCGTAGGTGTAGCTGATGGCCACCGGCACTCCGCACCTAGATAACTTTACTGGCAGTATTGATGCGCTTCCATACTCTCTGGACAGCGCATTACTGCTTACTAAGGTTGATTGGTCTAACCCCACTCTTGAGCAGTTAGACGCTTGGGGTACGCTGGAAGATTTAGATAATTACGGCCTCACTCTTGATACGCTAGACCAGCTTGAGGTTAAGCATTTTCAAGGCACTGCTACAGCAGCAATTACTGTTGCAGCAGAGGTACAGTTTGCTATTGAAATGTCAGCAGCGGTGTCTATCTCCGCATCCGCTACGGCAGATAATACACGCATCCGTGAGATGGCAGGCTCCGTAACAGGTGCTGCTGACTTCGATGCCGTTATAACACCTATTAGAACAATGAACGCATCTGTAAGCGTTGCTGTTACTGATACGGCTGATATAAAAAGAATTAGGCCGATTGCATCAAGTGTTTCGTCTTTTGTCAACGTGTCCTGTATTGCAAGAGTAGTTTACTCTGTTTATGCGACTCCTAATTTGGTTGTAACGACAACAGGTGCGCCTAATGGTATATTTGCCATGGCAGGTACACCAGAAACTGCTATAAGCGTTTTATGCGATGCAAAGCGTCTTGGCGAGGATTGGGATGATGTAGCTTTAGGCACAGAAGTCTGGAGCGATGTCACCATTGGAAGTGAAATTTGGGGTACTGTGACAGTAGGCAGTGAGGTTTGGGCGACACAATGATACAGTTCGGAGAATGGCTGCCTGACCAGCCTGATTACTTAAATGCTGGGGTTATTGATGCGCATAACGTAGTGCCTGCCTACAATGGCTACCGCAGTCTTGGTGAGTTTGTAGAATATTCTGACAGCGCAGATAGCACTATTTTAGGGGTGTTTTCGGCCAAGGATAGCTCTGGAAACGTAAAGCTATTTGCTGGTGATAGCGGAAAATTATACTTATTTAATCAAACAGGTTCTGCGCTTGATGATGTCAGCGATACAGGTGGTTATTCTTTGCTTTCTTCAGAGCGTTGGCGTTTCGTAAAGTTTGGCGAAGAGGTCATTGCCGCTGGTGGTATTGGCGAAAGCCTGCAAAAGTTCAATGTATCTACTGATAGCGCATTTAGCGTTTTGTCTACAGACGCACCAAAAGCTGACTTTATTGCGGCAGTGCGTGATTTTGTGTGGACTGCTAATATTGATGAAGGGTCTGGTCGTGTACCGTATCGCTGCTATTGGTCTGGTTTTAACGACACGACAGCTTGGACGGCTGGCACAGAGCAATCTGATTTCCAGGACATACCTGATGCTGGTGCGATTACAGGCTTGGTAGGGGGTGAATATGCGACCATCCTTATGGAGCGAGCCATTGTTCGCGCCACATATACTGGCCCGCCGCTAATTTGGCAGTTCGATAAGGTTGAAACTGCTCGTGGGTGTCAGGTTGCTGGCTCAGTCTGCAATATTGGTCACATGGTGTTTTATCTATCTGATGATGGTTTCTACGCATTTGACGGCTCTAAATCACAGCCAATTGGCGCAGAAAAAGTTAATCGTTGGTTTTTTGATGATTTTAACTTTGGCTACAAAGACAAGATGACGTCTGTGGTTGACCCGCAAAACCAGTTAGCTATCTGGTCATATGTTAGCAATAGTGCCATCGACACCACACCAGACCGCTTGCTTATATACAACTATGCTTTGAACAGGTGGTCATACGCCACAGTTCGCGCTGACTTAGTAGCACCATTTTTTACTGCTGCTTATACATTAGAAAGCCTAGACCAGATTTCTACATCGGTAGATGCCTTGCCAGCATCATTAGACAGTGCGCTTTATAAAGGCGGTCAGTATCTATTTGGTGGTGCTTTAGGTGACAAGATTCACGCATTTTCTGGAGACCCGCTAGAAGGCACCATTATTACAGGTGAAACAGGTATTGCCACAGGAAATCACACGATTGTTACCAGAGCGTATCCTTATCACGAGGACGGCACTGTTACAGTGGCTATAGGCCTTAGAGGCGCACACACAGACCTAGTATCCTATACAGCGGCTGGTAGCGTTAATGAAGCTGGGTTTGTGCCGTTCAGAGCGCAAGACCGCTATCACAGGGCTAAGATGGTTCTGTCAGGTCAGTGGTCATATGCACAGGGTATGGACATCGAGGCAAGGCAGGTAGGTAGGCGATGACTATTGAGCAGCGCACCACTAACTTTCGTATCTTAAACCCTATTACGGCTACGACACGCGAGATTGCTGAGGTTCTAAACCGCACGATTAACGGCGGCCTGAACAGCGTTGGCTATGTGACATTGCCAGCAAACACAACGCAGACCACTGTGCAGGAGCCGCGATACTCCACATCTAGCTTGGTTTTCTTTTGCGGGGTAGACCACAATCCGTGGCATCATAACCCTTATATTGATGGCACAAGCACTAACGGCACTATGATTATTAACCACGACAATCAGGGACACGATGCAGATTTCGCCTACCTCATCATTGGATGAACTAGAACGTCTAGCTCACCACATTGAAGCCGCACTTGCGTACTCTGGTGATACGCATAGCCTTCTGCATGTTGTAGATGCTATAAAGGACGGTAGCGCACAGTTTTTTCCACTTGAAAATTCTGTTATAGTGACTGAGATAGTTGACTACCCGAAAAGAGCCGTATGCAGGATTTGGTTGGCAGGCGGTGAGATGGATGAGCTTATAGAGGCTGAGAAAAGCATTGTTGAATGGGCTAGAAGCCACGGATGCGATGGAATGGAAATTATCGGACGCAAAGGCTGGGAACGCCAGCTAAAGGACTATAAGCCAGCGTCAACTGTATTGATAAAGGAAATATAAGATGAGCAAAGGCGGCGGTAGCACAAGAACAATCAATACGATGGTGAACCCACCAGAGTATGCAAAGCCATTCCTTGAGTACGGACTTTCACAAGCAAAGGATTTGTATGGCTCTGCCCAGCCTCAGTATTACCCTGGTCAAACCACTGTTGGATTTTCACCAGAGTCTGAAATGGCCTTGTCCGGTATTCGACAGCAAGCTATAACTGGTAGCCCCTTCATAAGGGGCGTACAAGATGTTGTGATGCAGAACCTGATGGGTACTAACCCGCTACAGGCCGCTGCATTCCGTCCAGTTGTTGAGCAAGTGCAAGCACAGGCCGCCAAGGCCGGTAGATACGGCTCTGGATACCAGCAGGCTGCGTTGGGACAGGCATTGGCACCAATGGCTTATGAGGCGCAGCAACGAGCGATTGCACAGGCTCCGCAAGCTCGTGAGTTTGGTATGGCTGACCTTATGAGCTTGGCACAGGTTGGAGGCGCAAGAGAAGCGCAGCAGCAGGCAGAGCTTGCAGCAGATATTGAACGCTTCCAGTTTGAGCAAAACCGTCCACAGCAGAAGCTGCGTGATTATATGGCTACTGTTGCTGGTGGTACTGTAGGCAGCGAACAGATTACGCCGCAGTTCAGAAACCCAACAGCAGATTTCTTAGGCATGGCTACACAGGGCGTTGGTCTTGCTAGTCAGCTTGGCCTACTTGGCGCATAGGAGAGCTTGATGGACACTAGAGACCTGCTAAACCTAAGACGAATGGTTCTTTCTGGTGCTACTCGTAAACCAGCAATTTCTGCTTTTTTGGACGCAGATGCCAGAACTGGCCCAGCCCCACAGCAGACAGTACAGCAAACACCTGGCTCTGTAGTGGAGAATGCTCGTCAACGTGCCTTAATGGCTCTAGGAGCGTCACAAAAGCCAAGTATGGGCATACCGCAAGCAAGGCTGATAACGCCGACCACAGCGTCTTCTGGGCTTGGTTCTATGCTGCCTGGACGCGGTACACCTGGCTCTGCTGCATTAGGTGCTTTCGGGCAAACTATGTCACAGCTAGGTGGCTGGCAGGATAAGCCTATGACCTTTGGGCAAATCCTTGGTGCGTCTCTGGGCAAGGCTCGTGAGGCGTATGGTACGGCTCAAGAGAGAGAATCTGCTATTGCTGAGAAGAAAGCTGCTGCTGAACGGCAGGCAGAGCTTGATGAGTTGAGCCGCCGCAACATTGAGTCTCAGATAGAGGCGAGAAATAAGCCAAGCACGTCCACAGCAAAGGCTATACCTTGGAAACAACAAACAGTAAAAGACCCAGAAACAGGTGAGCTTGGTAAGGCTGATGTTGCTTTTCTACCAATAAACAGCCCCCTTATTGCTGCTTTAGGTGGAGACCCAACTACAGGTCGTGTTGTGCGTAAAGGTAGCTTTATTTCCGAAACAAAAAAGGGTGTCGGAGTTGAGCCTATAGAGGGTGTTTTCTTAGAAAATAATGAGTTGTCTAAAAAACGCATATACAGAAAAACAACTGCTGAAGGCAGCACTGTTACAGTAGTAGAGGACCCAGATGCGAAAGGTGGCTTTCGCCCTATAAACCCAGAATCAGAAGAGTTTATTTCTTCTGATAATTTAGACGGTGAAAGATTAAAGCTAGGCGATGTTAAAAAACTTGCAGATGAAACAAGAACGCAAAGCAGGGGTGTAAAAACTCTTGGCAAGCTATATCGTGACTTGGACGCGGTAGAGGGCGGTTTTGCGGGTCTTGGAACATCATTATCTGCAAAAGCAAAAACACTTTTTGGGAAAGACTTGTCTCCAAAAGAAATGGCAAGACAACTTGCTATTGGTATGCAGCAAGGCATTCTTGGTCAGGTTCGCGTTGATGTTCTTGGCCCTGGCGTAATGACGGAGCAAGATGCTGAACGTCTTATTACATATTTGGGTGGTGATTTAAGAAATCTCACAACAGACCCAGACACTGTAAAGGCAGCCATAGGTAAGGTTTTGAGAGACAAGTCTAACGACTACAATACTGATTTGCCTTTCTACCAACGGCAAAGAGCTTTAAGTACAAGCGCATCAAAACTACCGAACTTCAAAACTGTAGAGATTCCAGAGGTGAGAGACCCAGCATCTGAGGTCTTGGATGGTCCAGATGCTCCTAGCGGCGATGTGGACGCCCTAATAGACAGATATGCAGTAGGTCAATATCAATGACAGAAGCATCAATGGAAAGACTTAAATCCGCTTTTATGAATGCTCATAAAGCTGGGGATGTTGAGGCTGCTACAACTCTTGCAAAAGAGATAAAGCGTAGACAATCTTTATCTGCCGCTAAAAATAAAAAGCCTGTAAAAGCAGAGATAGATTACGTTGCGGCTGATGCTGAAACTGATGCCCCTACACCTGCGTCTATGGCTCGTGAGCGTATGGCTGCACTTGGCCTTGCCGTACCAGCAAAGCAGACCGCCGCTGCACAAAAAGTCGCGCCTGGTATTGCTCGTGAGTTTGTGTCCGGCCTTACATTAGGCAGTGCTGATGAATTACTTGGTGGTTTAAGTGGTGTTCAGTCAGTCCTTACTGGTGGTGATTTTATGCCAGCAGCACAGGATACTATGGCAAAGTTCAGAGGACAGAGAGAGCAGTTTAAGAAGGAGTACCCAAAGACAGCGATTGCATCAGAGATTGCTGGTTCACTACCTACAGGCATTGCCTCTGGGTTAAAACTTGCCGCGACAAAAGCCGGTCAAGCTGCTCCTCGCTTGTCACAAGCACTTTTGGCCGGAACTGAGAGTGCTATTGCTGGCGGTATGGGCGCAGAAGGTGGATTAAAAGAACGAGGCCAAGCAGCTACAGTTAGTGGCGTTTTGGGTCTTGGTTTAGGCACAGCCGGTCAATTCTTGCCGACTGGCCGTTTAATGCCATCGTCAAATACTAAAGAGGCTCTTGATTTGATTGATGAAGGCGTACCATTGACTGTTGGTCAGCAGCTTGGTGGGACTGTAGCTTACACAGAAAACCTTTTAGGCAAGACATTGATTGGAGATATTGCTGGCATTCCTAGAGCGCAAAGAAAGGCGTTTGAAGGATTTAGCAAGAATTTTATACAGGAAGCAGTTAACCCCATCGGTGTAAAAATACCTAAAAAACTTGACGTTGCTGAATCTGCTAAGTTTGCTGAAGATAAAATATCTCAGACATTCGGAGAGGCTGTCGCAAAGGCTAACCTTCCTAACACGAAGCCTGTAGAAGATTTGATGCAACAGGCTCTAAATCCAGTATCTCTAGGAAGTGTTGAACTGTTGCCAAGAGATATAAAGGCTCTTCGCAAGGTGTTAAATGAAGAGGTAATTGAGCGTATTTCAGACGGCACTATGACAGGGCAAAAAGCTCAAGCAGCGTTACGCGAGTTAGGAAAATCATATAAGAAGGCTGAGTATTCTAACGAGGTGAAGCAGGTTCTTCGCAGAGTTAAGGAGCAGCTAGAAGATATATTGGTCACACAAAATCGTGGAAATAAAGACCTAATTAATGCAAGAAAAGCCTACAGAAATATGTTTGCTATGAAGGCCGCAGCTAAAAAGGGTCGTGCTAGAGGCGCATTTACTCCAGAGCAGGCTATTTCTGCGTTGGAATCAAAGATGCCAGGTTATATGAGTTCGCCTATGTATACCGGCGCACAAACTGCTGGTCAGCGTCTTATAGGCTCAGTTCCACCACAAGAAGGAACAGCAGGTCTATTGACTATGCCTAAACTTCTCACTGGTGGCGGTTTGGTTGCCGCTGGTACACAGTCCGTTCCTGCTTTAGCTGGTTTGGCTTCTATATACAGAACAGGCACCCCTGGTGCCGCCACAGCAAGAGAGATACTTGCCACGCCTGGTTATTTGTCTAGGGCGTTAGCGTCAGCACCAGCGATTACTGGCATAACAGGCGGTCTACTAGCAGGCGAATAGTATACATGGTATAAATAAGGCATACGCCTTCAGGAGAAAATAATGGCAAAGAACAGTATCCGCGATTATTCGGCTACGAACAGCAGCAACACCGATATCCAGTCCATCGACATCTCCGAGGGCTGTTCACCGGCTGGCATTAACAACGCCATCCGCGAGGTTATGGCCGACCTAAAGGACGTGTCTACCGGCGCGGTTGCGCTGGAAAGTCCTTCCGCTGATAGCTTGACTGTTACAGGTGCATTTACCTCACAAGGCATTGACGATAACGCTACAAGCACTGCGATGACGCTGGACAGCAGCGGCAACGTGGGCATTGGTACAGGTACAGTTGCGGCAAACACTAAACTTCACGTTAAAGCTGGTACAAATTTAAACTTTGAAGTTGAAAACGCTAGTAGCACTTTGCGTTTGTCTGCACTAAATGATGCACGTTCAGCAAACATACCAATGCAGTTTGCTTCTTCTCAATTTGAATTTATTAGCGGCAACGTGGGCATTGGGACGAGTTCGCCGCAAAGCATAGTCCACATTGACCAAGGTGCTTCAGACGACGCTCAATTAACTCTGGAAACTCATTCCGCAGGCGACAGCAAGATGGTATTTAGTCAAGGCCAAACCGCAGGAAACTGGGCTGTTGGCTATGATGATGGCGGTGGAGTTACTGAAAATTCATTAAGTTTTGCGTATAAATCAGACGGCTATCCATCACTGTCTGGTCAAAACAAAATGCTACTGACTCCGGCAGGGAATTTGGGCATTGGACACACAACCCCACAGTTTGGCCTGACGATGGCTCAAGGCAACGGTGACTCAGCAAGGATTGGCTGGGAGGACGGAAGCAACAATAAAAGAGCCTCAATCATTTGTGCAAGTTCAAGTGACGCACTTCAGTTTCACACTGGAACATCAGACACAGAACGTATGCGTATCACCAGCGGCGGTAGTTTATTGGTAGGTTCTACTGCACACGAATGGAGTGGTTCTATGGCTGCTCAAATAGATGGCATCAAAGGACTTGCTGTTTTCTCAAGTGGTGCATCTTCTGAAGTTATAGCGTGTTGGAATAGAGGAGATAGTGGCACTCGTTATCAAATGTGGTTTGCTGACAGCACAAGTCAAGGACTAAGAGGGTCAATCACAACAAACGGTTCATCAACATCCTACAATACGACATCTGACTACCGCCTCAAAGAAAACGTAACAGCAACTTGGGATGCAACTACACGTCTTAAGCAACTCAACCCTGTACGCTTTAACTTTATTGCTGACGCAGATACCACAGTCGATGGTTTCCTAGCACACGAAGTTCAGGACATTGTTCCAGAGGCTATCAGCGGCACTAAAGACGCAATGATGGACGAGGAATACGAGGTCACACCAGCAGTCGAAGCTACCTATGATGACGAAGGTAACGTGCTTACAGAGGCAATTCCAGCGGTTATGGGTACACGGTCTGTGCCGGATTTCCAAGGCATCGACCAGTCTAAGCTGGTGCCGTTGCTCGTTAAGACTATACAAGAACTAGAGGCGCGTATTACCGCACTGGAGGCTAACTAATGGCTAAAGACAATCTGTACCAATACGACAGCACCGCTGCCAACAACCTTGACGTTGGCGGTATTTCCGTTGCCGAGGGTATGCTTCCTAGCGGCGTGAACAACGCTATCCGCGAGTTGATGAGCCATCAGAAGGACTTTGTAACCGGCGCATATCTTGCTGGCACAGGCAATGTGGCGTTGGGTGGTGATGCGCTTGATGATGGTAGCTTGTCTGGAAATTTTAATGTAGCTGTTGGTTCTGAGGCTTTGACTGCAAACACCACAGGTGCTGGTAACACTTCTATTGGAGGACAGGCTGGTAAGGGTAATACCACAGGTGGTAACAATACTTCTGTTGGTTTGTTTAACGCAGTAACTAATAGTACAGGTTCTCAAAACACATCTATTGGTGCTTACAGTTTGTATGCAAACACAGCAAGCAACAATACCGGCGTAGGATATTATGCACTTGGCGCAAACACTACAGGCGCATCTAACACGGCCATTGGCGACCAGTCCTTACCAGCAAACACTACTGGAAGTTTTAATGTAGCTGTAGGTCTAGGCTCTTTAGACAACAACACCACCGCAAACAACAACACGGCTGTGGGTTATGAGGCGGCTTATACTAATACTACCGGCACTCAATTAGTAGCACTAGGGCGTAAATCTTTAAGGTCAAACACTACTGGTAATTACAATATCGCTATTGGCGTTAACTCTTTGTTTTATAATACTGATGGAGATAATAATACATCTACTGGTAATGAAGCAATGCAAGCCAATACAACAGGCAGCAGCAATACTGCTTACGGCTCTAGTGCATTGAGGGCAAACACCACCGCATCCAACAACACAGCAGTGGGCTACATTGCATTGACCACTAACACAACCGGCGGGGGTAATACTGCTATAGGTGGTTATACTCTAGCATTTAATTCTTCCGGCTCAAGCAATACCGCACTTGGCAACTCTGCTTTATATGACAATACCTCCGGTAATTATAATGTTGCTGTAGGAGAGTCTTCCCTAGAAAACAACACCACCGGAACCCACAACGTAGCCCTTGGTTTTCAATCACTTTATTCAGTTACTACTCAAAGCGACAACACTGCTGTTGGAAACTACGCCCTTTACAGCAACACAGGAGCTAGAAATGTTGCTATGGGTTACACAGCGGGGTATGCAAATACAAGCGGCGTAGATAACGTAGCTATAGGTTATTCAGCTTTAAGGTTTAATACAACCGCAGGCAGCAACACGGCAGTTGGTAAGGATGCGCTTTATTACAACACAACAGGGGGTGCCAATGTTGCGATTGGTCAAAATGCACTTGCAAACAACACCATCGCATCCTACAACACAGCCATAGGCGTTAGTTCAGGAAGTCTAATGACAACCGGCAACTACAACACCATTCTTGGTCGGTTCAACGGCAATCAAAATGGCCTAGACATCCGCACAGGCAACAACAACATCGTGATAGCAGATGGGGTTGGTGCTCCTAGAATTGTCAATGATGGTAGCTATACGGTTGTCAATGGTCCTAAAAGGGCTTCTGACCAGAATTATTGGGCCTTTGCAAACTCTAGCTATTACGCTGACAACAATGCACCGTCTGGCACCGGCAACTCAACTAGAGTTAACTTTTCTGAAGCTGGCACCCAAATCGGTTCGATTTTTGCCTCTGGTGGCACCTCAATATCTTATAACACCTCTAGTGACCACAGGCTAAAAGAGAATGTGGTTGATTTGACCGGAGCCACAGCCCGATTAAAACAACTCAACCCTAAACGCTTTAACTTCATCGCAAATCCAAGTGTGACGCTAGACGGCTTCCTTGCACATGAAGCGCAGACTGTTGTGCCAGAAGCAGTAACTGGCAGTCATAACGAAGTTGATGACGATGGCAATCCTAAATATCAAGGAATTGACCAAGCAAAACTGGTGCCGCTACTCGTGGCAGCCATACAAGAACAGCAAGCAACAATCACAGCATTAACAGCAAGAATAGAAGCACTGGAGGCTTAAATGGACGAACTAACAGCAGAACAAATCGCACAGCATTATACAGCGATGGGTCACAGCGTTGACCTCATCAATGCTATTATTGCTGGAACAGCTATGGCAGACAATGATGCCGCAGATAAGCAGGACTGTGTAAACAGGAATGTTGAGCATCTTGAGATTATGGTTGCCAAAGACTTTTGGACTGGTGAAGATATGACTGCGGCTAATGCGGCGATTACCGCAGGGAAGGCATACACAGCATGAGTGAAGCAGCATCAAACGTAGTCACCATCGAAGGCAAGGAATATGACGAGGCGGCACTAGCTGACGACAGCAAATACTTCATCGCGCAAATCCGTGACTTACAAACAAAACAAGCCAAGCTAAAGTTTGACGCTGACCAAATACAGGCAGCGTTAAATGCTATGACCAATGCGCTTATTGCGTCTGTCAATAAAGAAGACGACACGGAGTAAATAATGCAAATGACCAGCTTGATAGATATGTTGCTTGGCCTCATCGCTGCGGCTGGAGCGTGGTGGATGAGCGAGACTAACAAAGAGCAAAAGCGCATCAACATCTTGCTGAACAAGACGCGGGAAGAGTACGCCACAAAGGAAGATGTGCGCTCCGATATGCGTAACGTAATGGACGCTTTGCACCGAGTCGAGGATAAGCTCGATAAGGTACTCAGCCGAAACGGCTGATGTTTAAGGCAATCGTACTGGCCTGTGCGATAGCAAACCCAACTGATTGTATTGAATTTCACGACACTCGCGGCCCATACGCTAGTCAAGCTAAGTGCGAAGAACGTGCTATGGCTATGGGGCGTGACATCGGTGAGATGGCTCACGGCCTGATGCCTATTAGCTGGAAGTGTAAAGCTCTAAGGAAAGGTATGCTGTCATAGACCCTATTACCATCACAGCAGCCGTCAGCGGGGCTACAGCGGCCTTTAACGGCATAAAGCAGATGATAGCTGCTGGGCGAGACTTAGAGTCCTGCATCGGTGACGTATCGCGCTGGATGAAGATGGCGTCTGACGTTGACCAGGCAGAGAAGCGTGTCAAGAATCCGTCTGTGTTTCAAAAGCTAAAAGGTTTCGATAGCGTCCAGCAAGAAGCGTTGCAAGTTTACGCTGCCAAGAAAAAACTAGAAGCGCAACGAGCCGAGCTAAAGCAATTCCTTAATATGAGCTATGGGCCGCAAGCTTGGGCTGACCTGATACAGCTAGAAGGCCGTATCCGCAAAGAACGCCAAGAAGCTATTTACAAGCAGCAGGAGCTTCGCCAGCAAATATTAGAAGGCATTGTTATCGGCGCATTATGCTTGACAGCGGCTGCAATTCTTATAGGCTTTATATGGTTAGGAACAAACAGCTAGGAGACTAGATATGTGGTTGCCAAATTATAGACACGATATAGAGCATAGACCATCAGAGAATGATTACATCGTCAAGATATATGAAGGTGCAAAATTAATACAGGTGTCGTTCTTTAATACTTGCGGTGCGGCACTAAGTTTTGTAGAAAGGAGAGAAGAGAGCTACTTGAAGCCATAGCTCTTGGTTTCCTCCCTAACTCCACCCCAGAGGTTTTTCCCTTGCCTCTGGGGTTTTTCTTTGAGGTAATCTTCCACGCTGATAGACCGTACCTCAGACGCTGCACCGAACTTTTGCGGTGTCCAGAACGCATTGCTATAGGCAGAGTAATTATCGCCGCTATCTTCTGGTCTATTGTTTGGCTTACGTTTTTGTCTGCGTGATTTCGTCTGCATCACACATCTCCCCCTGACAGCAATCATCAATCACCTGGTCGCACTCAAAGCACTGTGTATGTCCGTGAACATATACCGTTCTAAGCCTGTTACCGCAGCGTGGACAGTGACCGCGTTCGTTCTGGTGGTCTTCTATCACTTGGTTAGTCCTTTGACCTTCTCAAAGCTTCTTAGGCCGCCTAGACCCAGCATACCCATCAGCACTGTCAGCAG